ACTGAGGAGTAAATGTTCCAGGGTCTAAATGTTCATGTCCACGCCACGGTTCATGTACCGGTACACGTACCGGCCAAAGCGCAGGTGCTGCGACAGCGGCTTGCGCTGCTCCGCTCGCAAGAGCTGCGGTAGTAGCCGCAGGACCGTTTAGATGAATGTTTGTGCCTGTTTGAATAATGTCTCCGCTAGATGCAATTTCTGTATTTTCACCTGAAGTGAAATAATTGTGTCCGCCAGTTTGTAAATCGTACTGTCCTTGAAACTCTGTACGCTGTCCTGTAGTGCTCATATCAAACGTTGTTTGATTGGTTATATAGTGTGCGCCAACTACTACTAAATGTCCTTCTGCACCAACATATACTTTTTGTGTTGCTCCAACATATACATCATGATTTGAAGCAACATCAAGTTTATGATCATTGCCAACTTTAACATCACTGTTGTTTGAAACAGTAAGTTTATAATCTCTACCAGCATTAAAGTTAATATCTCTTGACGCAGTCATATTGATATCTCTATCAGCACTAACATTTAAATCATTTTGTGTTCTTATGCTAACACTATCCTGTGCATAGATATCAATTTTACCATTAGAAGTTAATTCTATCCAAGTACTGCCTTGGGCATTAGCAATGTAAATTAAATCCTCTGAATTGTGCATAAGAATCTGATGTCCTGTGCGAGTTCTAAATCGCATCATTTCACCTTTTGGTAGCGTTTTTATTCCTGTAGTTGCTTCAGGATTAGCAACAAGATCTGTATACTCCATTTTATCTTGGCTAGCATAACTGTTTCTTATATAACGGTCATCACCGTCGTCCATTACAATACTGCTTCCACCGAGTACACTTGAAAACGCTTGTGTTCTTGCTTCAACTGGTCCTATAGGACCTTTAGGTGCACCTTCTCGTTTATCAGTTGGCCCGGGGGTGCTTACCCCAAAAACCCTTGACGGTAATTCTCTTCTACTAGAGCTGTTGGCAGGACCTCTAACATCGTCATCTACAAGTCCTTGACGTCCAAGTATAGTGTAAAAATCGTTATTAAGAGGTTTAATATATTTTGTAGGATCGTTACCTGCAGAAGATGCTATACGTTTATTAAACTCTGCAACTGGTAATTTTCTATTAGGATCAAAAGTATTGTACGGAGATCCTGACCAAGGATCTGGGGTCATCCAATTCATATAAGCATCATATACACAACCAATCCAATAACCCCTAGCAATGTTTCCTTCTGCAAATATAACAAGAACTCGTGTTCCAACTGTAGGTGGTACCATCCAAAACCCATAAGATTTCTGTGATCCTTGAAAATTATTTGTAGTAGTATTTCCTGATATAGGTGTTGTTCCTGCAAACGGAGACAGATACTTTACTGTAACTATTTGCCCTGAACGTTCTGGATCGTTACCAGACGTGCTGTTTCTTAATAATTCAACTTGAAGTGTACCCATTCTTTTTGGGTCAAGATGAGATACAACAATCGCTTCATACGGACCTGGATCCGAAACTACTAATCGTCGTGAAGGTCGTGTATTTGCTGGCATTAAGAAACTCCTCCAGCAATATTAGCATCAGGCGGCGGATTATTATTAGCCGGAGGAGTAAAGTTTTCATTAACGATTGTTTGTCCACCAAATTCCACTGTTGGAGATGTTGTGTTAACTTGTGCAGTAGGTTGAGTAGGAGTAGGTGGTGCTCCTGCTCCAGTTCCTTGTGCTGTTCCTGTATTAGTAATATCCTGTCCGCCAAAAATTACTGGTTGTGGAGTTTGTGTATCTCCTGAGCCGCTGCCAGTAGTGTCTGATGGAGCAACAGCAGTAGAGTTATCGCCGGTGCCGCCGCCTCTAACATTTGTATCACTATCTTGATTGTTTCTTCTAATTAATTCTAACACTTGAGTAAACTTTCCTCCAGCAAAACTGTTTCTTACAATGTTTACTTTGTATAAGCCAGTGAATGCGTTTACCGGAACATTGTCTATTTCTGGAAATATCATTAATCCATTTCCTGTATTATAATCTATCGGAGTTTTAAAAGTTACTAAAACTTCTACTTCTGACGACTGATAATCCATTGTTCCGTCTGACGTGTATCCTGTAAATCCCGATGGTGGAGAAAAATAGTTTCCTTGTCCGCTATCTGCAAGATAATAAGGATCTCCTATAATAGTTAACTCCATCGTAACCATATCAGTGTCATTATTGACTATTGCCTCATGGAACATTCTAGCAACTCGTATTGCAGGTGTATCTGCATCACTGCCGCCACTATTTCCGGTTGCTGTTGCATTTGCAACTTCTGTTACAGATCTGTCACTGTTAACACTGCCAACACCTTCATTTCCTGCTGCTGGCTGAAATCTTGGTGCAGTATCTACTGTTACAGAATCACGAGTTGCAAGTCTAGTTGTTCCTGCACCATTCATGTTTGAACTCATTGCTGTATAAAATGCATTATTGAAATTAATTTCAAAATCAATTATATCGTCGTTTTGACCTGTATAGATAAAATCGTATCGTTTTGCTGCGGCTGCTTTACGCTGTTCTATGCCCACTGATGGTTGCGATGCTTGTTGAAATGTTGACGAATGTACTTGATAAGGCACAACTGCATATACATATATTTTTGGATTTTGGCCGGTTCTACGTCTAATTTCTTCATCTGGTACTAAAAATGTTTGCGCATGTATTCTAAACCAAGGAATCATTCCTCCACCTGCAGGAACACTTTGTAATTGTGTTGCGGCTGTTTGAGCATACTCACTTATCAAAACTATTTCTTCAATTATATCTTCAATCCTAGTTCCTTGCTTAAACTGAAATGTTCTAAAATCTCGAGAAATTGTTACTTGGTCACTTCTATAAATGCCTGTTCTTTGATCATATGTGTATGCTTCTTCACCAAAAGGTACTGCACCACCTGTTATCATTGCACTGTCAATTTGACCTTTTCCTATTGGATTAGCTGTTTCAGTATTATCAGCAGCTCTGCGTACTGCGGCTGAAATATTATTGTTTGAAGCACTAATTTCTATATAACGTTCGTATGCTTCTGATCTATTTTGTAAAAGAAGGTCAGGATCAAAATCAAACAATTCAGTGTCAGCACCAGTCCAAGCGGAATAAAATTCTTCTTCGGTCATTAATGCTCTGTCACTAAGATTTGTTCCTGCTTGATTTGATATTCCTAAACTTGATGAGAGTTGGTTTGGAAACATTATAACATATTCATCTCTATTAATACTATTTCCTTCATCGTCTTTTTCTCTAATTGCTTTATTAAGTATTGCTGTTAAACTGTTTGTTCCGGTGTGTAATAATTCTTGTACAGATGCGCCTTGCAAAATAGTGTCGCTTCTTGTACTTTGTGCTACACTGCTATAGGCAATTTCTTGCCAAGCATTAGTTTGTACTGCATATCTAGAACCACCTGCTGTAACATCAAAATCAACTGTGTTAATGCTTATTGGAAATACTCTGCGTGTTGTTCTATCTAAGTTTAAAGGATTACCGTTATCATCATATCCTCTAAATTCTATTATTAGTGCATATGGTGCTTTTAAATAATCTTTATGACCTGCTTTATTAGCAGCAATCATAAGTGTTTGTAAAAACAATCCCATACTATAAGGTTCTGTAACAGTAAAATTTAAAACTGTTGCATTTGTTGAACGTGATTTAGTAGTAGGTGCGATAATTCCTTCAATTTCTAAATCGTCTATAAAATATTCTAACGATAAATCACTAGTTTCGTATGCTGTTTTTGCTTTACTAGCTCCTAGTCCGCCTCCTGATTTTAATACTGTTACTTTCGGTGGACCAACTCGATATGTACTATCAGGAAAATTAATTTCGTTAATTGTTAAACAAGCAAGTGTTATAATGTAATTGTATGTTGCGTATTCTTTTAATTTATTTTCTGTTTGTCCTAATGCTACTGTAGCAGTTTGTAATACAGAGCCTGATGCTGATGCAATTAGACCTGCTGCTCCTTGCGAAATAGCTTGTTCAATATCAGCTAATTGTTGAATATCAGTAGGAATACTATTTCTAAATCCGGCTACTGCTGATTCTAATTGTTCTCCAACATTGAACTGATCAGTTACGGAAATTATTGACGAACTTGCTTGTGATTTTAAATTGTTAAGAGAACTTTCTACTTGAGCTGGTACAGATCCTAACAGGTCGTTTGCTTGACCTGTTACACGGTTCAGTTGCGTTGGTAAGTCTTTTACCGAATTAGTAAGTCTAGTAAAATTTATTGCCATTTATTAATAACCTAAAAAGTCTTTTAATTTGTCTTCTCTTGGAATATAGATTCGAACACCTGCTTCAAGATCAAAAACAGGATCTTTTAAAATGTCCATGTTTCTTTGTGCAAATACCCACCATAACTTTGGAGTACCATAAATTGAAAAAGCAAGTAAGTCAGGTCTATGCGTAAACTGAGGTTGTATTTCATATAATACATCGTCGTCGCTTGCCGGCACTGGCCTAATTTTCATTACGTCTAAATATTGATTTCTTAAAATTGGTGTTGTCCCCCAAGGACTTGTTGAACCATACTTTGCCATTATACAAATCCTCCGCCGCCAGTTAAGTATCCTCCCATTACAAATTCATCTAAACTAAACTGAGAAGTAAGTGCTCTACTGTATACTGGTCCTACTGTAACCGATACTTGACTCTGTACTGGAACATATCCTTCTACTCCTCCAAGATCTGGTGGCGTAGTTACACCTTGAGGAATGTTTGCTCCAACTGAAGTTTTTATATAATCAACATCAGCTGGCATATCAACTGTAAAGTTTTTTACAACAACAGGAACATTAGGAAAAACATGAGGTCCATATCCGCTTAGTTTTACAACAGGCGGTGGGTTTCCTTGATTTTCTGATTGTCCGTATGACATTTTAGTAACTGATCTTAGATAATGTAATGCTGCTGCCCAATATTGCGCATCTTTAGCATTTTCACAGAAAAAATCTCCTGTAATAACTATATCTTCAATTTGACTGTTCTGGTATTGTGGGAAAGGATAATTACTATGTATAGGATGCATCGCATCATAATTTGCTGTATGCTGAATTAATATTGTAGGAGTATAAGGAAACACCAGCCCATTTGTTTCAATAATAGGCTGCATTGTTACCGGACTGTTTATGTGCGCAGGTAAACTTAATCTAACACGCCAATCTTTACTACTAGCTGAATTTGTAGTTGCTGCTGTAGTTGTTCTTTGTGTTGGTAGAGATGACGGTCCGTTTAAAAGTTGTCTTAAAATACCAGCTGCCCCAGAACCTAGTGCAGAATCTAATGCATTATTTGCGAAATTATTAGCAAAGGTAGTAGCTCTATTTTCAAAATCAGAAGCAATGTTTTTAGCATTTGATTGAACTACGTTTTTTAAATTGTTAAGACTTAACGCCATATTTTTACTCTCCTATATACATTATTTAGTTGACAAAATTAACTGCGTAGTTTATAATAGACGTATAACTTGGAGAATTTAATGAGGAAAGTGAACTATCTTAACAATAAGGATCTACTAAAACAAATACACATATCAAAATCTAGTTTTTGTAGCTTTGTAGACCCAGAATATCATCAATACGACATAATTTTAGAAAATATTGAAAAAATAAACATACGCACGATTGCAGAAGCAAAACGGAACAAAGCAAAAAGATTACAACAACAAGATTTTGAAACCCGCAAAGAGGCCGGTGAAAAAGTTAAACTAGCAGATTGCGAAATTGACTATAGAAAAATCACAAAAGAAGAACTTGTTTTTCGTATTATGACGTTTGATCATATCCCTGAAGAGCCTGGACGTAAAAAGAACCCAAAAACTATTGCAGATACAAAAGTAAAATTAAATTTTCCACCTTTTCAACATTTTAAATTTAATGAAAACGATGAACTTGTTTGTATAGGTAAAAGCCACTGGATAGGAGGTATGGAGAACGGATATTTTAGTCAAAAACATGCCCGTGCAACAAACGAACTAGCAAAGATGTGGATGAAGCTCTGCGAACGCTATGCTACTCGTGGTAATGTTAGAGGATACACTTACAATGACGAGATGCGAGGACAGGCAATACTACAACTTGCACAGATTGGTTTGCAATTTGATGAGAGCAAATCTAATAACCCGTTTGCATACTACACAGCAGCCGTCACTAATTCATTTGTACGTGTTATCAATCTTGAAAAACGCAATCAAAACATCAGAGACGACATCCTTGAAATGAACGATATGAATCCAAGTTATACTAGACAGCATAATCAAGAATGGGAAAATGCTATGAAAAGAGATCGGCAAGAAAGACAAGAAGCTGAAGACGCCAAAAACAGTTGACTTTTACTGCAAAAGACAGTATTATGTTATTGATTAGTATGGAGAACTTATTTTGTTTAAAAAGGCAGCAGTCTTTACCGATATACATTTTGGTTTAAAAGGCAACAGCAAAGTACACAACACCGACTGTGAAGAGTTTATAGATTGGTTTATCGAACAGGCAAAAGCTAACGGATGCGATACTGGTATCTTTTGTGGAGATTGGCATCATAACCGTAACTCGTTAAATTTAACAACTATGGATGCAACTATCCGCAGTCTTGAAAAACTAGGCAAAGCGTTTGACAAATTTTACATGTTTGTTGGTAATCACGATTTGTATTACAAAGACAAACGTGATGTAAGTTCAACAATATTTGGAAAACATATTCCAGGTATTACATTAATAGATGAAATCTACGAAGAAGATGATGTGGTACTTGTGCCGTGGCTTGTAGGCGACGAATGGAAACGTATCGAGAACATCAAAGCCAAGTATATGTTTGGACATTTTGAATTGCCAAGTTTCTATATGAATGCTATGGTACAAATGCCTGATCATGGCGATTTACGTGCTGAACATTTTAAAAATCAAGAATATGTATTCAGTGGGCACTTTCACAAACGTCAAGTAAGAGGTAAAATACATTACATAGGTAATGCATTTCCTCACAACTATGCAGATGCATGGGACGACGAACGTGGTATGATGATCCTTGACAAAGAAAACGGCAAAGAGCCTGAATACATTAACTGGTGGAACTGTCCTAAGTACCGTACAACTACACTAAGCAAATTACTAGATCCAGATGCAGACATTATTAAACCTAAAATGTACTTACGTGTAACTATTGATGTTCCTATCAGTTACGAAGAAGCACAGTTTATTAAAGAAACTTATATTTCTACACATAATTGTAGAGAAATTACACTTATTCCGCAAAAGCAAATTGAAGAAATTTCAACAGATTTAGATATTTCTACATTTGAAAGCGTTGACGAAATTGTATCTAAAGAAATTACTGCTATCGATAGTGATAACTTTAATAAAAAGATGCTACTAGACATATATCACGAGCTATAAATGATCAAAGTAAAAGACTTAACAGTAAAAAACTTTATGAGTGTGGGTAACCAAACCCAGGCTGTAGACTTTAACAGAGAAAAGTTAACATTAGTACTAGGCGAAAACTTAGACCAAGGCGGAGACGATAGTGGTTCACGTAATGGTACTGGTAAAACAACAATTATTAATGCATTGTCGTATGCTTTATACGGTACTGCACTAACAAATATTAAACGTAACAATCTTATTAACAAAACTAATAGTAAAGGTATGGTTGTTTCGCTTGATTTTGAAAAGGACGGTATTAATTATAGAATTGAACGAGGTCGTTCACCTACTTTCTTCAAATTTTATATCAACGAACAAGAACAAGAAGAAGACGAATCGCAAGGCGATAGTCGTAAAACACAAGAATTCCTAAACGACTTGCTAGGTATGAGTCATGATATGTTCAAACATATTGTTGCTCTAAATACTTATAGTGAACCATTCCTTGCTATGAAGCAAAACGATCAACGTGCTATTATTGAGCAGTTATTAGGTATTACTATTCTTTCAGAAAAAGCAGAAAATCTAAAAGAACAGATACGTGAAACTAAAGAAGCAATTACCACAGAAACACTAAAGATTGATGCTATTAATAGTGCCAATGCACATATTCAAGAAACTATTAGAAGTTTAAAAACTAAACAAAGTGCATGGAATACTAAAAAACATCAAGATCTTGCAAAATTACAGCAAGGATTGGATGAATTAGAACATTTAGATATTGAATTAGAACTAGAACTGCACGAAAAACTTGCTAGTTGGACTGAATTAAATACCGCATTAACGGCTCTTAATAAAGAAAAAAGCACATTAGACGGTGCATTACTGCAAGCCGATAAACGTGTTAAAAAGATTGAACAAGACGTGTTAAATCTTGAAGATGCTACGTGCTATACATGCGGACAGGCACTTCACGAAGATAAAAAACAAGAAATTTTAACTGCAAAATCAACAGAACTTGAAGAATCTATTGCATATCAAACAGATGTAGGTGAAAAACTTTCAGAAGTTATGGAAGCAATAAACGAAATTGGCGATCTTAATGGACGACCTAATACATTTTATGAAACTGCTAAAGAAGCATATGAACATAGAAACAACGTAGATAACTTAAAGCAGTCTGTGATAAGTAAGAGCGAGGAAACTGATCCTTACGAAGCACAAATACAAGAACTTACACAAGAAGCAATACAAGAAGTTGACTGGACCGCAGTTAACGAGCTTAATAATCTTAAGGATCATCAAGAGTTCTTATTAAAACTGCTTACAAACAAAGACAGTTTCATTCGCAAAAAGATTATTGAGCAAAACCTAGCATACTTAAACAATAGGCTAACATATTATCTTGACAAATTAGGCTTGCCGCATCAAGTTGTTTTTCAAAATGACTTAAATGTAGAAATTACACAACTAGGACAAGACTTAGATTTTGATAATCTAAGTAGAGGCGAACGTAACAGGCTAATACTAGGTTTATCGTTTGCATTCCGTGATGTTTGGGAAAGTTTATATCAAAACATTAACTTGTTGTTCATTGACGAGTTAATTGATAGTGGTATGGATACAGCAGGTGTTGAAGGTGCGTTAAGTGTTCTTAAAAAGATTGCACGTGAACGTGATAAAAACATTTTCTTAATCTCACACAAAGACGAATTAGTAGGTCGTGTAAACACAATTCTTAAAGTTGTTAAAGAAAACGGCTTTACTAGTTATGAAAACGATATAGAAGTTGTAGAATGATAGATGATGATACTCATGACAAACTAACTAGAGCCTATATGGAATATTTTAAGGCAAACGAGGCGTATGAGTCACGCAAGTCACATAGAACACACGCAAGCAGTAGGCGCTGGTTGCGTAAAATACGTGAACTAGCAAAAGAACGTATGGACGAAATACACGAAGACTATACAGCCAAAAAAGAGGCAGAGAAAAAAGGCACACAATAAGTAAGTTCATGCAGTGGACTTACAACGGGAAAACAATAGAAACTATACCAGACGAATATGAAGGCTTTGTTTATCTCATTACTAATACTACTACTGGGCAAAAATATATAGGCAAGAAACTAGCCAAATTTAAAACTACTAAACCACCGCTTAAAGGCAAGAAAAATAAAAGACGTGGACACAAAGAATCAGACTGGAAAGACTATTGGGGTTCATCTGATAGACTTAACGCTGACGTCACTGCACTAGGCCCAGAAAACTTCACAAGAGAAATATTATACCTTTGCAAATCACGGGCAGAAATGTCCTACATAGAGGCAAGAGAACAGTTTGACCGCCGTGTATTAGAGACGGACGATTATTACAACGGGATTATTAATGTTAGAGTTGGCGGATCAGACAAACTTAAAAAGGCATTGCTAGAACATAGCATCAAGGCAAAACAATCCAACACATAAGGTTGGCGGGCCAGTTTAGAAATACCGCTGTGGAAAAAGCATCCGTATAGGAGCACACGTAACATGCTGAGCGGCATCCGGTAGTAGGGTGTTTGATTGGCATAGACTGATTGTTGGCTGTCGAAAAACTGCACATTGTACATAAAAACCGTATGCACAGGAACGAAGCAACGGGTAGCGAAAGCGATGTCGACGTAGGTTGGGAAAGGTCAGAGCCCATTGTACAGCAGAAAACACCTACTTCCAAGTCTCGGCTGTGA